AAATTTTTGATAATTTGTATAATGAGGATTAAATGGCAACTTCGGATTCAAGGGATTTTGATTTAGACGTAGGTGAGATTGTAGAAGAAGCATACGAAAGATGCGGTCTTGAAGTTAGAACAGGTTATGATGCAAAGACAGCTAGACGTTCTTTGAACATAATGTTTTCTGAATGGGCAAATAGAGGACTTAACTTATGGACAGTTAATTCTGCTACCCAGGCTTTAACAGATGGAACATCTAGCTATACTTTTACGGCTGAATATACGGATATACTAGAAGTTGTACTTAGACGAAGTGGTACAGACTTTAGCATGTCTAAGATATCAAGAGGTGAGTATTTAAACTTACCAAGTAAAACTCAAAAAGGCAGACCTTCACAATATTACTTTGATAGACAAACAATACCAAAGATTTTCTTATGGCCTACTCCAGAGAATAGTACAGACACCTTAGAATATTTTTATGTTAGAAGAATACAAGATGCAGATACCTTACAGAACACTTCAGATGTTCCTTTTAGGTTCCTTCCTTGTATGGTAGCAGGTCTTTCCTATTATTTATCGATAAAACGTGCTCCAGAAAGAACACAGTTGTTAAAATCTGTTTATGAAGAAGAGTTTCAAAGAGCGGCAGCAGAGGATGAAGATAGAGTTGCCCTTACATTAACACCCGATATTAAATACTTGAGTGTCTGATGGGACGATTTGCAACAGGCAAGAACTCATATGGAATATCTGATAGATCTGGTTTTCGTTATCGATTGAAAGATATGAGGAAAGAATGGAATGGCTTGTTTGTTGGTAAAGATGAGTTTGAATCAAAGCATCCTCAAATAGATTTAAGAGTAAAGACCGCAGATGCAGAAGCAATAAAAGATGCAAGGCCAGATAGAGAAGAGCCTTCTGTTTCTGTTATTTTACCTTTTAATCCTTTTAAAACGGGTACGGGCGGAAGCAGTCCTACAACAGTTACAGTTACAGAACCCGCACATGGTAGATCTGCTTCAAGCACAGTTAGATTTAGAGATGTAGCACCTTTTGATGGTATATCAAGTTCTATAATGCAAGGTTCATCTGGCTTTACAATACAATCTGTGGTAGACACAAATAGGTATACGATTAGTGTAAGTGCTACGGCTACACTAGGGAATGTTTTTGGTGGTGGTGGAGTAGCATCTGCTGGACCCGTGACGTTGGAGAGTTAGATGAGTTATACATTAACAACATTAAAGGCTGCTATACAAGATTACACAGAAAACACAGAAACTACTTTTGTCTCTCATTTAAGAGACTTTATAAGATCTACTGAAAACAGATTGTTTAAGATGGTAGACTTTGAATATTTTAGAAAAAATGTAACGAGTGCTACTTCTTCTTCTGATAGGTTCTTATCTGTTCCAGATGATTACTTAGCATCCTTTAGTTTGTCTATAACTAACTCTAGTAATATCGAATTTTTATTAGAAAAAGATGTAAATTTTATACAAGAATATAATCCAAACGCATCAACAACGGGTGTTCCTAAGTATTATGCACGATTTGATGTAGATAATTTTATACTGTCTCCAACACCTAATAGTAACTATTCTGTAGAATTACATTATTATCACAAACCAACCAGTTTAGCCGATAGTACGATAGTTTTAACAGTAGGTGCTGCAAGTAGTTTTGCTGTAAATGAAGTAATTACAGGAGCATCTAGTGGTGCTACAGCTACAATTAGTTCTAAGAATGATGGCACGAATCAGTTAACAATAGTGGTTCCAACAACAAACTTTACAAATGGAGAGACAGTAACTGGTGGCACAACTGCTCATAGTTCTGCTATATCTGCCATATCAAGTGATACAACAACTACCTGGTTAAGTAAGAATGCCTTAAACGCAATGCTTTACGGATCGCTTTCAGAAGCGTATATTTTTATGAAAGGTGAACCAGATATGATGCAGTTGTATGAAAAAAGGTTTATGGAAGAAGTAAGTAGATTAAAAGATTTAGGTGAGGCTAGGGAGAATGCTGATGCTTATAGGCAAGGATTACCTAGAAGACCAAGGACATAGGAGATAAAACATGGCAACCTCAAATGCAGCAACCAACTATTTAGAAAGAAGATTATTACATTATATCTTCAAGAATAACTCGTTAAGTTTCTCAAGTCCTGGTGACAGTATTTATGTAGGACTAGCAACAGCCGTATCTGCCGCTGAGACAGGTTCAGTAACAGAAGCAAGTTTTGGTGCTTATGCAAGACAGCAAGTTGCCGCAGCTAGTTGGACAACAATAGGTGCTGACTCAACAGATACACAGACTGCCAAGAACACAAGTGCGATTGAGTTTCCAGCAAAGTCAGATAGTGGCAATGTAACGATAACTCATGTGATTATAGCTGATGCAAGTTCAAGTGGTAACATACTGTTTGTTGGAGCTTTGGATGCAAGTAAGACATTGGCACAAAATGATATATTTAGAATTAACGCAACAAACTTGAGTATTGAGTTGAAGTAATGGCTTTAGAAATACATGATAGAGTAAAAGAAACAACCACAACAACAGGAACTGGCACATATACATTAGCTGGTGCTGTAACTGGTTTTGAGACTTTTACTGCTAATCTTGATAATAGCGATACAACTTACTACGCTTGTACTGACAATACTGACTTTGAAATTGGTATTGGTACATTTACATCTTCTGGAACTACGTTAGCAAGAACAACTATACTAGCTAGTTCTAACTCAAACAATGCTGTAAACTGGTCATCTGGTACAAGAACAATCTTTATGACATATCCTGCTGATAAGGCAGTGTTTGAAGATGCAAGTGGTCATGTATCTCTTCCACATGATTTGTTTATTGCAGGTGGTTTGATTGATCTTAAAAATGATGGTGGTGCTGTATCACAGATTAAGTTCTATTGTGAAAGTTCAAATGCTCATGCACAAACACTTATTGGTGCACCACACTCAGAAAGTGCATCAAATACTTTAACACTGCCAAGTACTGGTGGTAGTGCTCGTTTAGTTTCAACAGCTTCAACGGCTACACTGACAAACAAAAGTATAGATTCTGACAACAACACAATAACAAACATTGTTAATGCTGATATAAAATCTAGTGCAGCGATAGCAGATAGTAAACTTGCTACAATATCCACAGCAGGTAAGGTTGCTATAAGTGCATTAGATATTGATGGTGGAACAGATATAGGTGCTAATCTTGCAGATGCAGACGAGATCATAGTTGACGATGGTGGAGGTGGCACAAACAGACGTTCTGACATGAGCCGTGTAAAAACTTATGTTGCTGATGTAACTCTTACAACAGCCGCACAAACCAATATTACATCATTAGGAACGCTTACGGCTCTCACTGTAGATGATGTGGCAATTGATGGCAAAGTCATTACTATGACAGGTTCTACTAGTGATACAGCCACTATAACAGTAGGAACAAACGGCACATTAGATATTGTTACAACTGATGATAGTGCAGCGGCAGCTAACATACAAATTACGGCAGATGGTACGGCAGAACTTGCAGGAACAACTGTAACACTAGACTCAAGTGGTGGTATTACATTAGATGCAGATGGTGGTACAATAACATTTGCAGATGCTGGTTCTTCATTAGGTACAATTACTTCTGATGGATACACAGGAAATGTTGTTGGTAATGTAACAGGAAATGTCAGTGGCACAGCCGCAACAGTAACAGGTGCAGCACAGTCTAATATTACATCTTTAGGAACTCTTACTACACTTACAGTTGATAACGTAGTTATTAACGGATCAACAATTGGTCACGCAACAGATGATACTGATTTAATGACAGTCGCCAATGGTTTACTAACAGTTGCAGGTGAAGTATCAATGACCACTTTAGATATAGGTGGAACAAATGTTACAGCTACGGCAGCAGAGTTAAATTATGTTGATGGTGTTACATCAGCAATACAAACACAGTTAGATGCAAAAGCATCAAAAGGTTTCGCTACAGCTATGGCGATAGCACTTTAGGAGAATAGTATGGCACAAGATTTTGAACGAAATACTGCAAACAGTGTAGGAACAAGTGCATCAACTTTAAGGACAGCAAATTCTGATGATGCGATTGTAGGAATAACAGTTGCTAATATAACATCAAGTCAAATTGCAGTAGAAGTATATATCAATGATGGCTCAAACGATATACACATTGTGAAGG